TACTGTATTCGATAATATCTTTAAAAATCATATCATTTAAAATATCTTTACTAAAACAAATAATTAAATAATCAGAATTATAAGGTCTTATATTTATATCATATATCATAATATATTTTTCCTTTCCTATAATTTTCATTATAAACTTATACCTTAATCAAATAATATTATATATTCTCTTTTACATAATATCTTTGACTTCCATAAGCAATTTCTAAACCTTTTTCACAAGGTATAATATTTATATTATTAAATAAACTATATAAATTTTTATTTTGATTTTTTAAAAATTTCCTTATTTCAATAGTTTCATTAAAAGTCAATTTCCCATTAACAAATAAGCCATCTAAGTTAAATTTTGAATAAATACCTTTTTTCCTTTCTTTAATACTGATAAGAGATATACCCTTATCAGTATCTTTAATTTCTTCAATTCTACCTAACATATCATCTTTTATAATTAGTTTTAATTTCATAATTATTCTCCTTATCCTAAAAATTGTTGTTTTTGATTATTATTATGTATAATAGTAACTATAATTCTATTTTTATAAGTTCTATTATAATCAACAACTTCATTCAAAAAACTTGTTACTTGAATTAATTTATCATTGTTATTATAATTTAAATAAACATATAGATAATCAACATCTCTTGAAAAAGTTTTTAGTAAATCTTTAAATACTTTTTCATATTCAATTATACTATCATTTAAATTCAAATTTAGAATACTATTGTAATCATTGTAATTTACACCAATACCTTCATCTAACAAACTTACTTTAATTTGTTCTTCCATATTAATACCTCCTAAATTTTATTTACAAAATTAGTATAACATACTTTTATCTTTTTGTCAAATATTAATTTCATATTTTTTCTTATATTTTATTTTATTATAATATTTTTCAAGTAAATAAAGTCTTTCGGTACTATCAATAACTTTATCTTTTAATATAGACCAATGTATATTATTAGTATATAATCCTGTTTCTATTTTCTTTTCATATTTCTGTACTCTCTTGTCTATAATTTTTTGATTATATTTAGTTATATCATAATTCCACATATATTTTATATATTTTCCAGTAACATAATTATTAATCAAAATTTCAGTTAATAGTATCATTTCTCCTACTGAACTATGATTAATTTCTAAAATATCAAATAATTTACATAAATTATATTCTAACTCCTTACATCTAATAATTTCAAATTTATAACTATTTACACAAACTTTATTAAATAATCTAAAATAATTCCTACCATAACCTATTTTATTATTTGTATTTACTAAATCTCCTTTAAATCTTAAATCAAATTCACATATACCTTTATCTACAAAATCAAATATTATATGAACATCTAAATTATTATTAAAATTTAATTTTATATTCCAAATATCAAATAAACTAACTTCAGAAAAACTAGGTGATTTCTCACAAAAATTCTCAACATAAATAGGTATTTCTAATTTTTTAAATACTCCTTTATATTTCTTAATTTCTTTATTTGTCATTAATCTTACCTCCTAATATTTTAATTTCAACAATATAATACCATATCTTTTAATACTTGTCAAACAAAATTCAATTAAAAAAGACTAAGTTTTACCTTAGTCCCTCCTAACTTTTAATCCAAAATTTATTTCAAAATATTTTGCTAAATCTTCTACATCTCTATGAAATTCATATAAATTTAATTCTCTATAATCATCTAAAGACATTGAAGTTATTAAACCATTGTTTAAACAATTAAACAAATCACTAAATTTTATATAATAATCACTATAACCTGTATATAAAATTATTTTAATAGATAAGTCTAAATATTTTTCCTCCATTAATTTATTATAAGATTTAAAAGTATTATGATAATATTCATACTTACAATCAAAAACAAAATAATATGGACGTGATAAATATTTTTGGTCTGGTAAATATTCTGAATATTCAAAGCCTATATATTTAATATCATATATTTTATTTTCTACACTCAAAAGATATTTTAATGGTATATAATCTTTGTAAAATTTCATATTAAACACTACAACTTTCACAAATTGGCTCTTTATCTGCCATTATTGATTGTTTTTGAGTTCTCCAATAATACAATGATTTTATACCTTTTTGCCAAGCATAAGTAATTATCTTTGCTCTTTCTTTTAATGTAGTATCACTTTTAACATTTACCACAATACTTATTGCTTGGTCTACATATTGTTGTATGACTGCCATTAAATCTAACATTTTTAGTTGGTCTACTTCATAAGCATTTTTATATAGGTGTTTATTCTCATTAGTTAAATAAGGCATTGGATATATTGCTTGAGAATATCCATAATCCCTAATCTCTACAATATTACTCACAGGTTGTACACTAGGTGTAGCCTCCATTATATATGCACTACTTTGGTTAGGGGCAATAGATAATTGATAAGCATTATAAATACCATATTTCATTATATCTTCATTTAAAGAAGTCCAATCATATTTATTAGGTATTACAATATCTATACTACTTAATAATTCTTTAATTTTATCTGTTTTAATTTCTAAATCAACAGTACCATTACAATATTTCTCTAAGGCTTTTCCAGTTGCATATTCCGATTTTTCAAACCCTACAAACTTGCCTCTCTCTTTTGATATTTCCATACTACTTAATAATGAATAAAATTTTATATAATTAAACAAGGCATTAGTTAAGTCCTTTGCTTCCTCACTTTCATAGTCAATACCATATTTAACAAACAATCCTTGTAAATTTAATGCACCTAACCCTACACTATGTAATTCATCATTCCCTTTTTTAACACTAGGTACACTTTCTATATTTATTAAATCACTAACATTTGATAAAAATTTAATACTAGATTTTATAACATTCAATCTTTCATTATCTGTTTTACATTCAAATAATTCTACTAAATTTAAACTAGATAATACACAATTAATATCATAACCAAATACATTTTCTTCAGTATATGAATTTTTAGAAATATTATTTTTAGTAGATACCATAGCAATTTCAGTACAGATATTACTTCCTAATATCTTACCTATATTTTTCAAATTATGAACTCTATTAGCATTATCATCGAAGAATAAATAAGGATAACCTGCCTCTGACTGACTTTTAACTATTTCTTGTAATATTTGTAATTTATTTCTTTGAGTTTTTTTAATATTTTTATTTTCAATTAACTTATTATACCATTCATTCATATCCATATATGCTAATTCTATACCTGTTACATCATAAACATTTTTAGGATAAAAAGTGTAATAATATTTACTTGAAGTATCTTTTAACAACTCCATAAACTTATCTGGTATAACTACTGCTGTACTTAATGTTTTTAATCTAAGTTTTTCATCAGCATTTACTTTTTTACTATTTAAAAATTCTTCAATATCATTGTGAAATATTGATAAATATAATGCACCTGAACCAGGACGAGTATTTAACTGATTTATATAACTAAATAAATCTTCCATAACTTTAGCAGGAGATAAGATACCACTAGCACAATTCTCTATACCTTTTATAGTTTCCCCTCTTGCTCTTATATTAGTACCTATTACTCCAACTCCACCACCTAATTGTGATAATTTCATAATACTATTAAATGTATACCCTATGCTTTCTAAATTATCCTCTAAATTAAGTATAAAACAGGACACTAAATCTCCAGCCTTTAATTTACCACTATTCATATAAATAGGTGTAGCAGGTTGTAACTGTCTATTAATAAGAATATTTAAAAATTCCTTTGCTTCTTTTACATTTCTCCCAATAGTTAAAGCAATAATACTTAATCTGTCCTCATACCTTTCAAGTATTCTCTCTTTATCAGTAGTTCTAAGTGCATATCTATCATAAAACATAAAAGCACCTAAATAACTTCTAAATCTAAACTTTTTAGAATATGCTAATTTAAATACTTCCTTTATTTCTTCCATAGTATACTTATCTAGTATATTTTTATCATAATATCCATTTTCAACTAAATAATCTAACTTTTCCTCAAGACTATGGAAAAATACAGTATTTTGATTTACATTATTTAAAAAATACTCTTTTACAGCCTGTTTATCCAAATCTAAATTAATATAATTTCCATCTTTGTCTTTCATATTTACTTTATTATTTAATATAATATAATTTTTATTCATTCTCTTTCCCTTTCTTTAATGATTTTAATTTCTTAGAATAAAATTCTATTTTTTCTTCACATTCCATTATTTCTTTATTTTTAAATTTTTTAACTTGCTCTATTATTTGATTTCTCAAATGTTTTTCTTCATATCTCTCATATCTAGGCATATATTTATCTCCATTACCTATTGAATAAGCAATTTGAAAAGTTTTTGAACCTAATTTATTAAATTTTACTTCAAAATTTAGTAAAAATATAACTCCATAACTTTTTGAAATATTAATAGTTTCTATATCATCTACTTTACTAATCTCATCTAAAGCAAATTTAATGAAATTTAAATATTCATTCATATAAACCTCCTATAATTTTTACTATATCATCATAAATTTTCTCATTTTTTATATCATTTTTATATAAAAAATTTTTAATCATTATAATACTTCCAAACTTAGTAAAATTTATTTCACAAATTTTAATTAATTTACAACTAATAGATGTATTATTAAATAGTTCTAAACTTAACAATTCTGTATTATTATCAATAGATAAACTATATTTAAGTATTTTATTTTGAAATAATATATTAAACTGTTCCTCTAATTTATACACTTTACTTCCATAATAATTTATCATAAATTTTTACCTCCAATGTATTTATAATTAATTAATTTTAACACATATAAAAGAAAAAGTCAAGCATAAAAATCTTGACCTTTATTTTCTCCATCTATTAAAATATATTTTGTGTTTTCTCTTTCTTTTTCTAGTTTTGATATTTTATTTTTATATAATATTAAATCAATTAAATTAAACAATAAATATATAAGTTTATTTATCATAATCTTCCCCTACTAACATATCAATATATTTCCTTGCTTTCTTTAAATCCTCAATTCCATTTTTCTTACTTGCTCTCAAAATATATTTGATAACATTAGCAATTTTAAATGCTTCTTGTGGCTTGTAATCTTTAACCACTTCATCAATAATATCAATTACTTGAATATTACTACCTTTTATATTTAACTGATAATGATTAGGTCTATCTACATTATCAAAATTATCACTATTATCACTATTATTTATTTCAATAATATCATTTCCATAAGAATTAATATAATCAATTAATCTTTTTAAATTATTAAAATCACATTCATAATTCATACCTATATTATTACAATCATCATCATAATCTTTACAATTTCTATCACATAATTCTAATGAATAATTATCTGCATTAAAATCTCCATAATTAGATAAAGAATTATAACTTGAAAAATCTAACCCTAAAATAAATTTTACTTTATTTTCATATTTATTAAATTTATCAACTAATTCTCTAACTAAACCATAATCTCTAATCCCTAAAATAGTCCAACAATATAATTCTCCTATCTTAGCATACTCCCATTCTATAATTCCATTATTCATAATAATTTCTCCTCTCATTCTATTGATTGTAGTTCTTTAAAGTTTTTACCACTTTCAATATCAACTCTAAATTTTACATCATCAGTATACCATACTTCAAATACTTGTGTCAATACTTTTTTTATATCACTATCACTAATTTTATCACTTACTGATAAATAACAAGCATCATATATAGTTGTTAAAATAAATACATCATTTTCCCAACCTAATTCTTTAATTTTTTTATCAAATCTAATTAATGCTTCGTAAATAACCATTGCATTTTCACTTTGAATAATATAATTAGTGGACTTTCTTAATTCCTCTAGTATTTCTTTCTTATCATTATATTTCCAATCCTTTAATTCTCTCCATTTAATGCCTTTAGATTTATTCATATACAATCTCTGTCCGTGATTTCCTTCAATATAACCATTCTTACATAAAAAATCTTTATTATTATCCATAAATTCTTTTATTTTCTGATTTTTTTCCATATAAGCATCTAAAAGTTTTTCTGCTTCTTTAACTTTAACTTTCATATCTTCTGCTAACCCTTTTGCACCAATTCCATAAGGTAGTCCAAAATTAATACTTTTAGCATTATATCTCATATTACCCATCAAATCCTTGATTACAGACAATTTTTTTTCTAAGGGTATGTCTAGGTCGGCTAAGGTCATTCCTCGAACGTGTACCCCCATTTCCGACTGTTTTAGGTATGTTTTAATTTCATCATACTTCTCTTTTGTTATCTCTGTCGTATCTCCCCAAACTCCATAAGCCATATTACTATGTAAATCTAAACCATCTTTAATTGCATTAATTAAATTAGGCTCTTTACTTAATGCTCCTAATATATAAAGTTCACAACTTGAATAATCCAATGCAACAATTCTATGATTATCTTGTAAAGGTATTATACATTTTTTCAATACTGATAAATCTCCTCTGCTGGGCAACTGTTGTAAATTTACACTATTCTGTGCCACCCTATGTGTAATAGTTCCTTGTAAATTTGAGTTAGGATGATTAAATGGATAATCTTCACTTGTTAAATTCCACAAACCTTTTTCCTTATTTTCATCATTTACTCCCAAAAATCCATCTACCCCTTTAATATATAAAGCATATTCTCTAATTTTATCAACTAAAGGTATATATGAATATTTACCCATAAATTCCTTATCAGTCTTAGGTGTACGTTCTCCAGTTTTTTTATTAGGGTCATTATATTTTATAGGTGTTAATCCCATAATATCAATAAATAAAGTAGACTTATGATTGGAACTTTTTAAATTAAATTTACTTTTATTTTCAATATTTTCTAACATTTTTGGTGTTAATTGACTAATTCTTTCCTTATCTTTTAATAATCTTTCTTTTGTATATTTACCTAATCTAATTTTTTCTAATCTATCATCTAATTTATCATTATAATCTTTTTGTCTTTTGTCCAAGATTTTACGATATTCTCTCATATACAATAAATCTTCTGCTTTTTTAACTTCCTCAGTTTCTATAATTTCATTATAGTTTTTTTCTAATATTTCATTCCATTGGGTATTTAATTCAAATACCTTATCTCTATCAACTCTAATACCTTTCACTTTTGCATTAATATAAATATTTGTTACTTTATGTTTTAAATTAAGTAAATATGGTAACTTTTTCCAACCATTATTAACATTTTCTTTAATCTCTTTAATAAATCCATTAAATAAAGCATAAGTAACTAATACATCATAATTACCATAAGGTATCAAAGTTTCATCATCAAACATATCATAAGTAAATTTATTCTTTGTTATTCCTTTTTCTTTTATAATACTTAATTTTACTTTCTCTAATTCATCTTCATAACCATATAATTCATTATAATAAGTTTTACATAATTCTTTCAAAGATAAACTATTTCCTTTATCTTTATCTTCTGCTCTCAACAATATATCAGTATGTAAACAATGTGCCATTATATATGTACAATAAGTCCATCTAATTTTCATATTTAACATATAATTTAATTGAGAAATATCAAAATAAGAATTATGTAATACAACATTACATTTAAAACTATTAAAAGCCTTGAATATTGTTTTTAACTGTTCTAAACTTAAATCTCTAGTTATTAAATACCTACTTTTAGTTGTAGAAAATCCAATACCAAAACCTAATAATTTATTTCCTCGCATACTTAAATCCTTAGTTTCAATATCAAATGTAATAGTTTTATTTTTATCCATAAATATATCTTTATTTTCAATAAAGAATTGTTTTATATTATCAAAACCTTTAATACTTCCTATATCTAAATCTAAATTATTATAAATTTTCATTATTATTTATTTCTCCTAACTTTTTTAATAATCTATCATTACTATAATTAAATTGATTTTCACTTAATTCAATTCCTATATATTTCATACCTAACTCTAAACAAGCATTTCCAGTAGTTCCAGTACCATTAAATATATCTAATATTTTATTTCCACTTTTACAGTACATATTTAATAACTGTTTACATAAATCAGTAGAATATGTTGCCTTATTTAAATTATTACTTCCATCATTATTAGGTGCTTGTATAAAGTTAAATATATTTTCATAATAATTTTGACCTGTTTTTGATACAGATTTTACTTTTTTATTACAATTAAAAGAATTATATTCATCTTTTCTACATATAACATAAACATACTCAACTATTCTAGTTAGTTTATTTTTACTAACATTATTAGGTAAAGCACTATTCTTTTTCCATATAATAATATCTGCAATCATAAAGTTAGTATTATGAATTAAATGATATGGAAATTCAAAAAATACATTAGGATTTTCTGTACCATAAGATATATTCCACAATATAACTCCATTTTTATTTAATAAATAATCTATTTTATTAAATATATCTATAATCCATTTTAAGTATTCTTTATTAGATTTTTGGTCTAAATAAACATCATACCTTCCTTCGTGATTTTTTAAGTTTTTATTATTTCTACTATTATTATATGGTGGCGAAGTTAAAACACAATCAACTTTTAATCTATTTTTTAAATTATCTAATACTTTATATGTATCTCCATTAATAAGTATAAATTCATTATTTTCACTTTTACAAATTTTCATTATATCACTTCCTTTACAATAATTCTATAAATAAATTATACTATACATAAACAAAAAAGTCAAGTATAAACTTGACTTAAAATTTATCATATTGTAATCCCTCAACAACACCTAATTCCTTATAATACATATTATCAAAATTCATCATTGCCAATACAATCTTATCACTTTCTCCGTGCCTATTTTTACCAACAAATACTAACATTAATTTCATACCTAAAAATAAATCTCTATTCTTATGTAATCCTTGTTCCATAAATGCTTCAATTTCAGTATGTAATATTTGTTCCTCTGTAACTGCAATACTTTTATCACTCATAATATCTCTTTTATATCTTATAATAGTTAATTTAGATAATTCAGTTAAATCTGTATATCTAAAATATAAACTATGTTCTGCAATTTCTACAATCTGTTTACTCTCTGCCAAGCAAGTATGGTCTAAATATTTTCTATTCATACTATGTATTGCTAACTGTACCGTAGCAATAATTCTTAAATCATTAGCCTTAGCAATCATATCAAGTCTTGTTGCAAGATTAGACAATAATTGATATTCCCCTTTAACTTCTGCTTTCATAGTATCTAATATTATATTCTTATAACCTTTTCTAGCATTAGAAATAATACAGTTCTCTATATCATCAGGAGTAAACATTGGCATAAAAACAAATCTTATTCTTTTTTTAAAATTGTTTACATAGTATGTGAAAGTATCTTTTAGCAATCTTTTATCTAAATCAGTTGGACTACCTCTCTCAATTCTATGCCTTCTAATAAATCTATTTTTTAATTTCTTATTGTTTTCAGTAAATCTATATACATATTGATAAATAGCAACTAGAAATAATTTTTGAAATGTTTTTTTATCTTGTTCGTTGGCAATAATTAATATTTTCTCATTACATTCCCCATCTTCATCTTTTTGTAGTAATAAAGGTAAAATATAAAATGGAAAAGTCCAAGTAGTTTTCCCTTTTCCACTCGAAGCACCTAGAAAATGTACCCCCTTAAATATACCCCCTGTAAAATAGTCTGTATATTCATTAAATCTCTGTCTAATTCCTACTTCCATTTCATCATTTTCTATTTCTTTTAATAATTCTTCCATACCTTGCTCCATATCACTTTCAATAGGTTTGGACTTATAAATATGAAAACACCTATCAATACTATCTAATAAATAATCTCTCATATCATCTGTATTATCTGCAAAATCAGATAACTTGTTAATTATACCCTCTATTCCTCCATTATCATCAACAAAAGTAGAATATCTATATAAACTAAGATTTTTTAAGTATATCTCAAATTCCCCTTTAATATCTAAGTCATAATCTATCTTCATAATATCAGTATGAATTAATAACAGTTCTCTAGTAATCTCATCTATATCTTCATTGTTTGCTATTAACTGTTTTATTCTATCCAAAGTTAATATTTGAAAATCATATTTTTGATATAATATAACAGCATAGTCAAATAATATTTTCATATTTGAATTAATAAAATCATCTGTATTAATCTTATTCTTTATTTCAATAAGATTATCTCTATTATTATATATAAGTTGTGTTAGTTTTACTTCACTTTCTTCCAAATTTTTCTCCAAAAATTCCATTATTTTATCCTTTCGATTAGTTTTTTAAACTTATTAAAATCAATTAAATTTACTGTATCTAATGAATTTGTTAATCTATGTACTTTAGTATAGGCAACTTTACCAATATTAAGTTTATAGTCTTTATCCATAGATAAAAAACATTTATACATTCTTAATACATTTTCCCTACCTAACTTATAAGTAATTGAAAATAAATCTTTATATTTTTCATCATCTATATTTAATCTATCTAAATTATTTGATTTTTCATAAGATAAACTATTATGCAATATATTATCTCTCAATGTAAATGATATAAATACATAAATATTATTTACAAACCAATCTTTATCTTTTTTCATAACTTCACTTACAAATTCAGTATTAAGTAAATGATAAATCTCATTAAAAGGTATCATAAATTGTCTAATTATTGCCAAACCATTACACAAATACTGTACTTCAACAGTATTATTTGTTACTCTAAATGTATGATTTTTAATCAATGTTATTTTTCTATCTTTAGTATATAAAATTTTCCTAATGCTAAACATATTTTCATTTCCCATAAAATCACTCCCTTTAAAAATATTTTCCTATCTTATTATATAATAGAATATTAAAAAAGTCAAGTAATTTCTTACTTGACTTAAAAATAATTTTTTACAACTCTCCCTTGTCATACTTATCTAATCTTTTCAATACATAATCCAAGTCATTAGGAATATACAGTTCAAATACACCTTTAGGAGATTTTATACTGCTTGTACCACCTGTACTATTTGTCTGAAATCTGTACTCCCCATCTTGAACATTAGTCAATAGCACAGTAGTAAATAACCCCTCAATAGTCATCTTTTCATCAATGAACTTGCTTGATGTTTTAACCATAGTTCCCTTTTCTTCTGCAACTGTTTCTGTATTAGAGTGCCACATAATCACTAAATTCAATTTCTTTGAATATGCACCACCAATAATTTTCATCAACACATCACTAATATTTTTTGCTAAATCAATCCACTTGTCAAATCCTTTTTCATCTGCTCTTGAGAATACATCTCTTTGGGTATAAAATTGAAAATCATCAACTATTATATTCTTATAAGGTAAATTTTTTGAAAATATAACTTCTAAAGTTTTATTTAACTTATCAAAGTTATCACATACCAATATACAACCTTTTCCTTTTTCCATCTTATCTACTGAATAGTTCTTAGACCACCCTGCAAAAGGCAATGGCTTGAATTGGCTCATCAAGATTAATGTTTCACTTGGTTTTAATTTCTCAATACTTGTTGTTTTCACTTAATCCCTTATGTTTCCATAAGGGGTAGACTATCTCTTCAACTGTTCTAGTTGCCTTGCACTTCGGATTGTGTTAATCTCAACCCTACTCCGTTACACTCATCACGGTTAGTCGTTACACCTTTCTATCAAATCTTTTCTATGACTTCTAATTAAATATTCTTTTTTATTTGATAGACTTGGCACGATATTACCATAAACTATTTGGTCTGTTTTCCATAATCTCCCTTGTCGTACACCTGTAATAGTTGCAATATGTACTCTAAGTATTTTGGATAATTCTTTATTAGATAAATTAGATGTTCTAATAAATTCAACATCTTTTAATGTCAATTTTATAGAATTTCTCCCTTTACTATAATAATCATTTTCAAATTTAGTAACTTGTTCCAAATTACTTACTCTATTATTTAAAGGGTTAAAATCTAAATGATTTATAACTTTATTATCTTCTAAATTACCTATAAAATTTTCATAAACTAATCTATGTACCATAAATTTTTTAGTTTTATTATTTTTGCATAAAACAACCCTATATCCCGTTGCTTTACCTCTTTTATTTATATTTTTATATAATTTTAATATTCTTGTATGTTTCCTACTACTAAATCTAATATTCTCATTTCTAGGTATACTCCTAACCCTACCTAAATTACTGATTTCATAATAATTTTCATAATTTTTAATAGGTTTCCATACTTCATTCTTTAATTCTTCTTCTGTAAATATTTTCAATACACCCTTTCTTAGTTATAATCCAAATAGTTATTAGGCTTTCATCGTTAGCAAAGATATTAAAATATCTTCACACCCCTTTAACATAGGTTCACAAGGTTTTTTCCATAATATCCCTATTATGTGTGGCTAAACCTAAGTCCACCACTACCACTCATACCTAATACTAAAATTGCTTGTCCGTTTCCCATATTTAATTCCTCCTAATTTATTTTAAGAAAATACTACACCTGTATTTATCTCTTTTAATTCTTGAGTTTCAACTGAATACACCATAAAAAGAAATTTCTTTTTAATATTCTCTTTTAATTTTTCATATACTTCATAATCTTCTTTTGAAAATGTTAAATTGTTCTGATGATTATGAATAATGATTGGTTTATTCATTCTCTCAATCTCAAGTATATCTCTATCTGTCAAATAAAGTCCTAATGTTGTATTATCTTGCTTATCAATCTGTGAATTGTTAATTTGATATATTTTATTTGTCTTACCATCTAATACAATCATATTTTCAACTTTACTATCTAAACTTTGATACATCTCTATTATAGCATTAATATTTTCTCTTGTCAACACTATTTTCATATTTTTTAATATACTTTCTAATGCTTGTATATATTCCTTAAATGTATCAATATAAATACTCTCAACTATATTTCCACTAAACTCAATATCTAAACTAAAATCAAATCCTTGTTGCTCATTCAATGGATTTATTTTAAATGTAGTATGAAAATTACTTAATATTCTTGCTAGATAACCTTTAGCAATAATTCCTAATTCATCATTTTTAAAATATTTTTCAACCTTATCAAAATAAAGATTATATTTAATTCTGTATTTCTTATCATCTAATTTTATAAAATCAAAATTAAATAATATATCTTTACCTTTTTTAATTTCATAATTATATAAATTTTTTTCCATATTTTCCCCTTAATCTACTTTTTCTCCACCTATTCTATTGTCATATAATTCTTTCTCTTTTTCAGTTAAATGTTTTCTTTCATATTCAGATAAAATAGAATATCTGCAACTATGCCCACTCTCCATATAAACCTCCTTTTCTTCATAATCTATTTTACTAATTTTACTTATAATGTATTTTCTTTCTTGTGGTTTACCAAACTCACAATACATAAATTTAATCTTATCCCCTACATTAACAACATTACCTTTAATATCTTTAACTATATCCATTTATTCCTCCATTCTTTTCTTTGCAATTTCAAAATATTTTTTATCTAACTCAATTCCTACAAAATTTCTATTTAAATTCTTACAAGCAATTCCTGTACTACCACTTCCCATAAAACAATCTAATACTACATCATTTTCTTTAGTATGTAATCTTATTAATTCTTCTAATAATTTTATAGGTTTTTCAGTAGGGTGTAATTTATTTCTACCATTAACTATTGGATATTGTTTTAATTTATATTTTATATCTAAATTTTCATTGCTATCCCAGTATGCTCCTTTACCTCTCACATAAACTATAAATTCTAAATCACTTATATGTTTTAAATTACATAAAGGACTAGGATTGGTCTTTTTCCAAACAAGTAATGTAACTGAATAACCTTTATTTTCAAACCAACTCATTATTTTACTAATTTGTTTATTACTACAAAATATACACATATTTACTACATTTTGTAATTCAATTAATTTATTAAAAATAGTATCATAATCAAAACCATTAGAAATAAAATCTATCTCATCTCTAACTTTAGCCATTCTTTTAGCCATTGCTTTTCTTGTTCCACCGTGATTTTCTAATTCATAGGGTGGGTCTATTAATATAAAATCAAATTTTAATTTTTTATTAATTAAATTATCTAATTCTATATTACAATCACTATTAAACAATTTATATCTCATAAATTCTCCTTCTAATTAAGTTTTATCTATAAATATATTACCATATTTTTATCTTCTTGTCAACACTTTTATAAAAAAAAATGTGTAGTCTTTTACTACACATTATAAACAATCTTTTTAACCATACCTTTATCTTTATTAAATTCAATAGCAATAGCACCTTTAGTCTGTGTAATATATCCCATCTCATTATGCCAATTATCACTACCACTTAAACTAGGTAATCTTATATACTGTATTCCCCCAACTTCTTCAACAGAATAATTATGTAAATGTCCACTAATAAAATAATTATACTTAGATTTTCCATACATTTCTTTAACCTCATTTTGCATTAAAAATTGTTTCTGTTTCTTATTTTCTGTATCTAAATGTCCTAATCCAATCAAAGAATTTCCATATTCTATATATTTTCTACTTTTTATCTCACTATTAAATACAATATTCCCTTTTTCAAAATTATAATGTTCTAATGCTTTTACTAACATATAACTTAATAATTTATCGTGGTTTCCTTGAATTAATATAACATTAACTTTATCAAAAAATACACTTAATGTATGTAATGCTTCTATCATTAGTTTTAATCCAAAATCAAACATTTTATATACATCTACTTCTGTATCTTGTGGTGTACCTTTTGTAGTTGTCTTATTAATTGTATCAATATTAAAATAATCTTCTCCAATTATAAATATACACTCTTCTGCACTTGTTTCACTTAAAAAAGTATCAATAGCATTATTAAATCTAGTTTTAGCCATCTCCATATCATAATCATCACTAAATTTGTTCAAGTGTAAATCTGCTATATCAATTAATATCATATTTTCAATATTATCTCTTTTATTTAATATTGGTCTTATAAAATCAACTTTATCAAAACAACTATCAATAACATTCTTTAATTCCTCAACATCATAATCTAATTTATCTCTTTTTTTGAATTGGCACTTAACAGAATATAAAGGTATTGTTCCTTTTTCTTTATTAGGGCTATCCCATAATGAATAATTTAATTTCTCAATTTGCCATTCTTTAATATCCAAATTAAATTCTTTCAATATATCTCTTTCATTAATATTATTAGTATTTAAATGAATTATTTTTTCTGCTCTAATTTTACCATTTATAAAGTCAATTTCTTTCTTATCACTACCTAAAACAGTCGTATTTGACTTCTGTGGCTGTTTATTTTCTTCTTTGATATTTTCCTTTACTAAATCTTTTTCAAACTGTTCTACAAGCCTATATCCCCTATAAATTTTATTTCTTCTTTTTTCATTGGGATAGTTAGGTAAAGTTCTTAACATATTATCCATTATAAGTCCATTTTCTTTACAAAATATTCTCAACTGTTTATAACTAATATTGTATAAAAATTTATCATTACAATACAAAATAAAATTTTTATTTTTCAATTAACTTACCCCCATTGATTAATTTAACATCTGTACCTACTAAATCTATATACTGTTTTACTTTCTCTTTACATCTTTCATAAATAATAGAATAATGCAATCCTTGCTCTATACCTTTTAATATCTCTTTTTGTACTAAATCTTCACTTTGTGCTATTTTCATTAATGTACCCCAATCAACAAATTCTCTTTGTCCTGTACTAATACCATTTAACTTATTTACCATTTTAGAATAATTAGAATAGAAAAATTTAGTATTTTTACAACCTAAATTAATTGCATATTGTATTAATTGTTGTATAACATCAGTTTCTCCTCTTCTAACTAACTTACCTTGCTTTCTAGTCTTTAACCATTCTTCTGATTGTTTTTCTCTCAATAAATTTTGTAATCTTTTAAATTCTTTAATAAACTCAAGTTTAAATTCAACATAACCTTGTATATTAAAAATGTAAAGTAAAAAACCTTCATCTGTAAATAATATTTCTCTGTTCATTTTACCATTTAATGCTTTATATTTACTTTCTATGAATAGGGTCGAAGTTTCGACTGTACTATCCAATGTTATTTTATCAATACTTTCAAGTATGTGTTTATGTTGTTTTCCTAATTTTTCTGCAACAACCCTACTACTTACTAATACTTCATCTCTTTTAATTTCAAACCCTAAATTACTTATTAAATTTTTACTCATTTTTTCTCCTTAAATTTTCTAATTATTAAACTTGTTTTTCCATTCTGTCTTGAAATACCATTAAATTTTATAGTATATTTTCTTAATTTATCTACTTTTTTATCTAATTTTCTCATATCAATCCTTCCAAACATCTGTTTCAAATACTCTATATTTTGTATCTAACCTTACCCTAAATTTTCCAAATTGCATAACCTTATCGTGTTTTAAAGGTACTGTTTCATCAACTTTTTCAACATAACCATAATCTTTTAAATCTTTTAAATATAATTTTAATTGTTCAAAATCATAGTTAGTTTTCTGTTCCATAAAATTTTCTTGTTTTATAATAATATTACTCATTACTCAACTTCCATTTCTCTTTATCCTTTTTCAATACTTTATTTTTTAACCATCTATTTAATAAATATCTTTCATTTCTTCTACTATTAGGTCTATGCCCTAACAATAAATTTCTATCTTCTTCTAATATTTCATAATAATCAAATAAATCATTTATATAAGATTTATTTACAATATAATTTTCAATATCAGAATTATCACTAATAACATCATCTATAATATCAAGACTACTTGAATTTTCCTTTTTCAATCTTTCAAAAAACTCTTTAGCCATTGTTCTAGTTTTCATTTTAACACAATGTACTATATATCCCTTAATATTATCAATATCTTTTTCCTTTGTAAATATTTTTTTCTCTAATCTCATAATAAATATTATTAACTCTTGTTTTAAATCATTTTTATCTATAAAAGTATTTCTATAAATATTATATAACATTAAATCTAACATTTTATCATATTCTTCATAAGTAAAATATGTAAACTCATAACCAGTATAATCTTCTTCCAATTTTTTCATATTTTACTCTCCTAATGATAATTTAGTATATGGCTCATATACTATAAAACTCCAATAACAATTTAATTCTACTTTTACTCTAAATTTTGTAACTCTATTAATTAATTTATTCATCATAATTTCCTCCTAATTCTATAAATATATCTCTTATATTATACCTGTAATTTTTCCTTAAAATTTCTTGATTGACTTTTATACAATAATATTTTTTTAAATATTTCTCAATATTCAATGTTTTTGTATTATTTTCTTCAAAATATCTATATATTTCTTTTACTGGAAAATAATAACTTTGTTCTATTTCCCTAAATTCTATTAAAAAACCTCCATAAACTCCAAATCTTTCATATCCATTTTTATTATGGATAATTTTACTAATATCACTTAATTGTCTAAATTCGTGATTAGTGAATGATTTACTTTTACCTTTTACACTTTTTAATTCCAAAAACAATAATTTACCACTTAAAAATATCATACAATCACAAATATTATTTGTAGTAAATTTTGTCTTATCACTATTAGCAAAACTAAAAGGACTATCCCTAAATCTATAAAATAATATATCTTGTTTTTCACAAGACTTCTTTATATTATCTTGTAACACATAACCTTTATTTTTCAATACTTTTACCTCTCTATTTAATCACTATATTTAACATAATCATTATAAAAACTATTACAATCTATTATTTTATTACCCCTAATATACTCACTAGGATATTCTTTTAAATCATAAAATAACTTATCATTGAAATATAATTTTATATCTTTATCTTTTATTTCTTCATCTACTATTTCATATTTATTTACTAAATAAAATATTTTTCTTCTTAAAACTTGTTTATGTCTAATCTTTGTGTTATCAATTATTTTAGTAAAATTTGAATTACTACATTGATTTATAAAACCTTTATAATGATTACTACTATCTCTCACACCTTGTGCTACTAAAATTACAAATAAAGATATAAATAAAAAACAAACTATCCCCATAATAAGTGTTTCTGAATACTCATCTCTATTTTCCATATTTATTTAACCTTTCTTTAGAATTTCATTAATATTCCATTATAATAATACCACACAAATAAAAAAATGTCAAGCCTTATTTTATGACTTGACTTTTTCACTAAATTTCTTTATATATTTTAATATATTCTTTTTACTCCAACACATATCAAATATACAACTTTTTTCACTTATATATTTTGTATTATTATCAATAAAATATATATCAAACTGTTCATCTTTAAACCATTTTTTTATTTGATTTAATAATTTTTCTTTCTCCTTATCACTATCAAAACAAATAAAAATCCTTTTAACATTTAATTCCTTTAATAATTCTATTTGTGATTTACTAATATTGCTTCCCCCAACTGCTAAAGTATTATATAATTCACATTGAATACTTTTCATAACTGATTTTTCACTTTCAACTAATATAACTGTTTTAGTTTTTTCTATGATATTTTTACATAAATCATATCCAAACAATACTTCACTTTTTGGATATACAAGTATAGGATAATATTTTGGAATATTTTTAGGAACTTCACTATTATTGTATCTTCCAACCATTCCTACCAACTTACCTTTAAACTCAACAGGTATCAATACCCTATCAGTTTCTTTATCATATTTGATATTAAATAGTAATTGTGTAGGCTCATTTATATTGTCCTTTAAAAATAAATCACTAATAATATTAGGAAATAAATCTAATAATCTTTTAGGATATTCTAACAATTCTTTTTTTTCATATTCAATATAATCATTGTTATCTATTTTCTTAATTTCATAATCTAATTTTTCAATTAAACATTTAAATTCAAATATTATTAAATGTTTATTCAAATTAGTTATAATACTTAATAAATCCAACACATTACCTTTTTCTGTACTTTTAAAATCATAATAAACCATAGAATTTAAAGATAATGACAACCCATTAAAATTATCACTACCAATACTATCCATTCTTATACTGCTCTCATCAACATTAACAGTATATCTGATATTCTTATTCTTTAAATATTCAAACAATAAATATTTATTATCTTTAAGCAATTTTATAAAAGTATTATCATTCATATCATACCCCTACACTACAAAATTTATAAAAACTACATAAATTCTCACAAAAGAATTTATCATAATTATATGGTATTTTATTTGTATCTAAATTTTTTAAATTATCAATTTTAATCATTTTTAAAATATTATCAAATACATATTTTAATGCTTTCTTTTTATTCATAATATTATAGTCAATATATACCAAACAATCTTCAAATTCAATATTGTCTTTTTCAATAAAATCTTTTCTCTCACAATTTGTATACTTAATATTTCCATTTTTAAATTTTGTAATTTTTCTAACATACTTTAAAAAATTCCAACCAATCCTATTAATTTTATAACCCATTTTTTCCAAAGCAATAGCATATAAGATTAATTGAAAACTTTGTAATTCTAACTTTTCTCCTTTATATAGTGTACTTGTCTTATAATCAATAATATCTAATGACCCATCTTCATTTACTCCAATAAAGTCAATGATACCATTAAATATATAATTTTTAAATATTGGACTTTTAAACAGTTCTCCTAATTCAAAATAAATTTTTTTCTCTTGAAAAAAATTAACATATTTCATTTTTGTAAAGTTCTTAAAATAATGTAACATATTTGAATTATAATTATTCTTATATAATTCATTCTTATTAAACATTTCTTCCCTTGTAGTAGGATTTTCACATCTAGTATAATCTAAAAAATAGTAAGGATTATTTTCAACATTATCCAACCATTTCTGTATTGCTTTATCTTTTGTAATTTCATCTCTATATAGCTTTTCAATCAAACTATGTGCTAATGTACCTAAAAAAGTGTAAATATTATTACTATCCTTTAACTTAACTTTATCAACATATTGAAATTTATATTGTCTATAACAAGTTTCAACAACACTTAACATTGAAAATGATATTATTTTTTTATTATCTTTTTTAAATTCTTTTAATCTATCTTTTGCTAACTTTAAATCTTCTTCCAATTTTAACATATAATCTCTCCCTTAACTTTTTAATAAATTATAACATATAAAATAAAATTAGTCAATTAATATTGACTAATCTTCAAGTAATTTATTTTTATGTCTTTTTTTAATAGTTCTTTCCTTATTTTCACTTTCAAATATATGTGATATACTTTCAGTCTTTTTAAAATATTGTGGTAACATTGAATAGTAATTATCTCTTAAATATTCCCAAACCTTATATATCCTAGTATTAACTTTACAATACTGGTATCTATTATTAATCTCATTTATAATATCTCTTGAGTTATAAAGAAAAAACATAGTATATTTTTCATCTTTATATTCTTTTCTTAATTTATTAAATAACATATAGTATTGTTTTGGTACTTTAGTATTCTTATCATTAAAAGAATAATAATATTGTAACATTTTATTTATTTTCTTATTAAAATCTTTTTTAACACTTTCAAAATAACATAATTCATTGTGATAATATCTCTCTCCCAATTTAAAAGAAAAAGATATGTCAGTAATCTCTTTTCCACAATGACTACATTTCATACCTTTTCCTACCTTTCTAACTATTAAAAATACTATCGAATAAATCTTCTTCATCTTCACTTTCTTCAGTATTTTTTTCTTCTACTGTTTCTGTTTCTTTATTTTCAATAATTTCATTATTATTTTCAGAAGTTTCATTAAATATATCATCAATATCTTCATTAACTTCTTCTTTATTATCTTCAACTTTAGTTTCTATAACATTTTCCTTTTCATTTTCTTTTTCTTCAACATCATCAAAACTAATTTCTTTTTCATTATCTTCATTTAATATATTATCATTTAAATTTAGATTATCTTCAAATCCAATATTATCATTATTATCTTCAAATATATTATTTTCAGTAGAAGATATTATATTTTCTTTATTAATTACAATCTTACTTAACAGTAACTTACCTCTAGTTTCTTTATTAGTTGCTAACTCAATATTTTTCAAGTTAGTTTCTAAAAATTCTGCCTTTGTAACTGTTTCGCTAATTTTCAAAGCAAAGTCTGAAGAATATTCAAATTCATCAATATAATAATCTCTAAATCCTCCACCTTCACTTAATTTAATAGCATTACCTACTCTCTTAACAAGTTCTTTTGCTTGTTTTTCTAATCCTTTTTCAATTAAACTTTTATATGCTTCCTTAAATTCTACTGGTAAACTTTCTAAATCAGGTTTGTATTCAGTTTCTTCTTGTTTAGTTGTATTAATAACTGGTTTATAATGTACTTTAACCCTACCAATTTCATTAGCCATTAAATCTTTAATATATCCCATAATAACTGGATTTTCTTTTAATGGTATACTTTCCATTGTACCATTTAACAACCATTTACTATCTAATTTTAATTTCTTACTTGACTTATAATAAAAATCTTTTCTACCTTTATCTTTTGTATTAAGATTAATAATCTCATAAGGAATTATTGTACTACCTTTTAATTCTTCTCTTTTATAAGCAAATACTTCATAAACTTTTAAATATTGTTCTTCTTTTTTAGATAAAATTTCTACTGAATTAAACATATATTTATCATACATATTGTTTTTATAAACACTTCTATCAATCGTACCTTTTATTTTATATAAAGTATTTTTATTTTTTTCAATATTAGGTATTAATTTGATTAATTTATTTACAAAATCTCTACCGTGATAGAAAACTTGCTCATCTTTACCTTTTATTAATTTATATGTAGATTTATAAAGGTCTTTAACTTCACTTTCTTGATATTTCAATTTACCACCATTAAAGTCGTAAGTTTTATTATTACCTTTACCATCAACTTCATTTAATGTAAATTTAACAGGATTAGCAAAACCATTTAACTCTAAATAGAAATCTCCTTGCTCTCCAGCATTACCTTTAAACACTAATTTAGTAAACCCTTTACCATTATCTCTAACAGTACCTTTTATATCATTTCCATTACTATCTTTCCCATCTTTCAACACTTCTAATTTCCCTAAAAATTCAAAATTTATTCTAAATTGATTAAATGCCATTATAACACTTCCTTTTCTTTAATTTGTTTTCATATTTATATTACCATATTTTTATTTATTTGTCAACACTATATTTCTAAAAAATTTTTATTATTTTTCAATGCTAATTTTATATTTACAAAAGCATTTTTTAATTCTTTTTCACTATCAAAAAACATATAAAAACTAATATTACCATTTTTATAAAAATTTAATTCAAATTGTTCATCATCTTTACATATATCAAGTTCAATACTATCAATACTATTTAAATTAACTAAATCATTATTTCTTACTATCCACATAATAATCATCTCCTAAAATTAATTTTCCCATACTATTTACATCTTTTGCTGTACCTTGTAATTCTATTTTTAATCCTTTTTCTATATTAGGATATTTTTCATTAACTATATCAACAGCCTTAGCAAATAAATCACTACCCCAATTCTTCTGACCTGTACTTGAAATAGTCTTAATCTTTTTTTTCCAATTATATTCCTCAAGGAAATCTAAAGTAGTTTTAGGCACTTTCCCTTGCATAATTGTATATGTTATTAAATGATATTCTATACTATTTATTAATTCTTTACTACCACTTACTTTATGATAACCATAATCATTTAATATATGTTTTATATTATGTACTGAAATTCTATCTCCAAATTTCTTTTTGACTTTATCACAAAATTTTTTTGTGTTCAAAGTCATAGTGTCATAAAATAACACATATTTCTTACCAACATCATTTACTAATAACATAAATATACCTCCTAATTTTCAAAATAATCTTTTATTTTCAACATATCTATTATTGTTATCCCATATTCTTTATTTATATGTAATATATTTTCAGATTTATGATAAGGTTGTATATCCCTAATATCATCATCAATTATTAAATATTTTTTAATATTATTATCTACTATAAAATCTTCAATAAATAATCCCCTATCTCTATCTTGTCTACTATCGACACCAATTATAATATTCGGTATTGGTATTCTAAAAATTTTTAATATAAAATTTTCCCAATCTTCTTTACTTTTATTTAAAGAATTTGAAGATGTCATACAAATTTTAATATTATGTTCTCTACAATAAAGAAATATTTTAACAAAATCTTCAATATGTTTTATATTAAAATGTAAATTAAAACCATAACCATTTATATACATACTATTATTAT